TTTTTTGGGGAAAGGGTAGGGACGCGCCCGAAAGGACGCGCCCCAGGTTGCTTGCGATTAGGCAAAGCTGGTGGTGATGAGTTCTGCGGCGGTTTCATCCACAATTTTCTCCGCAACGTGTTGGCGCACGCGGAGGATGTTGGAACGACGCTCGTCGGAACGGTAGGTTTCAGGGGTGAACAGGCCAGTGGTGTCTTTGCTCCATTGGATGGTGCGTCCGATGCCGCCTGCTTGGTATTCGCCGCCTTGGATTTGTGCGACGCTGATATATGTGTCCGACCAAATGAACGATCCGGAGAAGGTCTGGCCTTTTCCGTTCGAGTTCTTTGCGGCTTTGGCTACATACAGTTTTTCCACGCCGAGAGCGCGGGCAACGTCGTCTTCACCGGGGAGTGTGAACTGGCCGGCGGATTTCGGAACCACGCCGAAAATCTGGTTCTGCATGAGCGTGGAACGCTGGATGCGGTTGAACACGTTCGCCGACATGATAATCGAGTTCGGCACGATGCCTTTCTTAAGAAGTCTTAGCTTGGCGGCTGCAACGTCTGCGGGAAGGTTGATCGTGGCGAGGTTCGCTTCGGTGTAAGCGACTGCTGCGGCGGTAGCGTTGAACGTGCTAGCGTTGAACACGGCAGCGGCAACGCGAGCTTCGTAGGAGATACGAAGCGAACGCTCAAGGAGCATCGCCTCGGTAGCCTCAAGGTTCATGAATCGCTCAACCTCGGCCTCGTATGCGTCGTCGATTACAGCCTCAAGGCCGTATTCAAGAGCGTCATACTGGTCAACGTCATAGACGCGATTGATACGGTCATAAGCGGCTCCGTTGGCGCGTGGCTTCGCGTCGCCGTTCATGAGTTCTCCGTTAGCGAGCTTCGCTTTCATGTAGATACCGCGCTTTACATCCTCGCCTTTTACGGGAAGGATTTGATCGCCGATGAACATTTTGTTGAAGTCCGCGTTGGCTTGCATCACAAGAGCGTAAATGTCGCTCCGTGGCGTGGCTTGTGCATTGGTATAAGGCATTGTCTTAGGTAGTTAGATTTTGATTCGATTGTTGTTGTTAGACTTGAACGAACTCGGTGACGATGCCGTTAGAAGCCACTGCCGAAACAAGTGCTTCATAGCGGGAGGTCGTCACAACTCCGACGAATCCGCCGGTAATAGTTCCGTATGATGTTGCTGCCGTAATGGCAGAACCCGATGCGGCAACCATAAAGGTTCCCGGTGCGCTCCAGAGCTTAACAGTTCCGTAGTTAGCGTCAGCGATGTCCTCTTGGGTCACGCCGATTCCTTTAGTGTTGTTAGCTGCTGCGGTGATTGTCCCGTCCGCCTGAACGTCGATAATCCGATATGCGGAAATCGCGCCCGATGCGAGGAAGGACTTGAATCCTTGGTCGTTTTGACTGGCCATAATTTTAGTTGGTTCTGGTTGTTGTTGGTTTGGTTATACGGTTTTCACATGGCGGGAAGACTCGTATGCCTTCCACGCGTCAGGGTGCTTGCCTTTGTTGGTAAGGATAGCGATTCGCGCCTTGGTCTGGTCGCCGGAAAACTCCTTGACGGCTAGGTCTGCAACGTGTTCCTCAAAATGCTTTGTCTTGGCGGGCGTGGAGATTGCTCCGGCTTTGCCAAGGTTGGTAATTCCGAGTTTTGCGGTAAAGGCTTTAATAGCGGCTTCCGCTCCACGCTTTGCGGCGAGTTCGATTTTCTTATCTTCCTCGTCGGATTCAGATTCGGTCTTTTCCTCCTCCTTGGTTTCTTCGCTCAATTCGGATTCATCCTCCTTGGCTTCCTTTTCCTCGGGTGGCGACTCAAGAGCCGTCAAACGGGTGTTCAGTTCCTCGAACTTGGACATAACATCCGCGAGGGTGGGTTCGTCTTTTTCTTCTTCGTTTTCCATATTAGTGGTGTTGTTTGTATTGTTGTTTTTTTCCTCTGCCTTCGCGGAGAATAGAGAACTGTTAGCGGCTGGATCATCGACTAGGGCTGCGGCTACCACGCCGTCGCAACGGCATAGGCAAACCTCCCCGCGTGCCTTGTCCTCACCCGTGAACTCCATGCTGATTCCCATATGGGTGGGGTTCTTGTCGGCAATCTCAAGGATGCGGCTGCGGTTGTTTTCCGACTCGTAAATATGAACGTCGGCGATTACCTTGTTGGCCTGGAGTGCGAAGTTGTCCGCCCATCCAATTACCTCAAAAACGCCGCTGCCGTGGTTGGCTTTGACCTTGATCTTGCCGAGTTTTTTGCATTCCTTGAAAAGTTGCTCAAGGGTCACTTCATCAATGATTACTTGTCGGCCTTTCTTGTCATAATGCCCCTTTGCATCACCCATTTCCATAAGTGATACGGAACGGATAATCCCGTTGTCTGGGTCAATCCGTGGGGTTGTTAGTGCGGTGAAAAACTTCATGGGTAATATTTCTTTTGAATGTCCGATGGCAGCTTTGACTTATCAAATTTGCCGCTTTCGATTATGTCGTAAGCGATAGCGTAGGCTTCTTGTTCGGGCTTGCCGGATGCTTTCAGTGCTTCCGTTAGGGCGTGGCGGTCGTCACGCTTTTTGGCGCGAATTTCTTTGGATTCTTTGCCCGCTGCGGGCTTGGCAGGCTTGTCCTTGTCGCGTCGTTCGCGTCGTTCCTCCAGCTTGTCGAGTGCTGCCTTGTGTTCGGCTAGGTATGCGTTTGCCTTGTCGAGCTCCACGCGTAGGCGTTGTAATGCTTCGGGGTTTTCACCGCTTGCAAGATCGGCGATGCCTTCCTTGATGTCAGCTACCCAATCCGCGCCAAAGTCCACGTTCTCCCGTTCTTTTTCGATGCGGGCGTTAATGCTGGAATCCGCTTCACGGAATTCCTTGCGGGTGGAAAATTCTTTGGGTTTTTCGATAGCCACTGATTCCGTGGTGCTTTCGCTTGTTGCTGTCGGCGTAGTTGGGCCGCTGCCGAAAATATCCGCGACGCTGATACCTGATTTCTCCGATGCTGCTTTCTTGATCTGCGCCCATCGGGTCATGGATTCAGCGACTGTTTCGGGGTCTTGGCCGTTTTCTACCCAGTGCTGCATTGGGTCGAGCATCCCGTGTTCGTAAAGAGACACGGCGGCACTTGCTTCTTTGCCTAGATCGGGCTGCGGGTGCGGGCGGTATCCCCAGCGGCCTTTGTGAATTACGCGGAGTTTCGACACGGGGAAAATGCCTTTTGCCACCGCGTCATACAGCATGGCGTTTTTCATGCGGTTGGCGTGCGGGGCGAGAACTCCTTGGAATCTCCGTTCCGGCGGCTAGGTGGTTGATCTGCCCGAACTGGATGTCCTGCTGTAATCCCGAAGCGTCTCCGGGGAAGAGGTTTGTGGAGTATGCGTCCATCGCGCTATTTCCGGCCATTGCGCCGTTGGAGTTGGTGAACACGGTCAGCGCGCTGGCAAGCTTCGCTTTGCCCTTTACGTAGTCGATCATTTCGTAAAGGTCGCGGAGGTTTTGGATAGCCGTGGCGAGAATGGAAACGCCGCGATACTGGTCGATCCTCATCGGGTCGGTTAGGTGGACAAAATCACGAGCCGGAACGTCGATGGGGTTGTCATACGTGTTTGTCGTCATCGAACGATGAAACACGCGGAAAGATTCGATCTGGCCGTATTCGCCGATGTTCAAACCGGATACATAATCATTGGATACGACGTTTTGGTAGATGCCGCCGATGCGGTCAGGTTCAATAGCTTGGATGCGAAAGGGAAGTTGGACTAGCTCGTCCTCACTCATGTCAGGATGCGCCCCTAGACGCTGAAACGCCCATCCATAATCTCCGCCACGGTTGCAACCCATTACGCCAAATTCCAGCATGTGGAAAAAGTCATAGCGTCCGGTGATGTCGCAGTTAAGGAAAGCATCTTCCATCAGATATTCCTCGATATCCCTATCTAATCCGGTGTCTCCCGTTTGCGCGTGATAGCTGCGCGGCGTGACGTAGCTGGCGAACTTGCGGTTAAGCATTTTCGCGGGCGCGAAGTTCCGCTCCATATCTTCGGCCTCGCGCATGAGTTGCAGTCGGTCGCGCTGAACGTCGAAAGAGTTCGGCGACATGTTCTGCGGTGCGGATGCGCGGCGGTTGTCTGCAATCGCTCCATCATAGCGGAACTGATGCAGGATACGCCGAGCGGCAAGGCGTTTGAGTCCACGCTCAGGCGACAAGGCGCAAAGCACGTTGTCCAGCACGCCGGGTTTGAACTCCGATGTCATCGCGTTCCCCTCCCGACGCTAGGGTTGAAATTCGCCCGCACGTTTGACGAGCGAGTGCCGGAAAGGATGCCGAGCGCATAAACAGCTTCTTGCAGCGTGGAGGATGCGCTTTCCAGTGATGGGAAGGAAAACGAACGTCCGGCGATGGTGTAGGAAATACCGCGCACGGTTCCGGCAATGATCGCGGCCTTGCACGCGTCGCGGATTTGCACGAGGTCGGCAGCATCAAGCCCGACTAGGGTTTGCTTGATCACTGCGCACCTCCTGCGCTATGCGTGAAAAGCCCACCCTCTGCCGCCGCCACACACGACGGCAGAGGATTCTTCTGACCTTTGGTAAGTATGTTTCCCAACATTCTCGGCCAAAACCTTAGTAAATCGCCTAGCTTTGTAAAGTTTAAATTTGCAAGTCCGTATTTTTTTTTGTAAGAGAGGTTCATGTCCGCCACCGCTTTTTCCACTGTCGCCACTAATCCGCTTGCCGCGCAACTTGTTACGCCTGCGAAAATCTACGTCCGATCCAACAACGCGGCGGATACCGGAACGCTTACAATTTACGGCGATGTCAGCGCAACGCCTGATTCAGACGCTATCACGTTGGCAGGATTGCGGGAGGTTTCATCCGCCGAGACTTTCGACTCAATCAGCCAAGCTCTTCTCGGCTCCGCGCAAGCTGGCGTTGTCACGGCGTATGCTCCAGGAGTAGCGGCTACGGGTGATATTCGCGTTGATACAAATCCGGCAGACGGCGCAACGCTTACTCTTGGAGGCAAAACCTATCGCTTCAAGTCAACGCTAGCGGCAATCAATGACGTTCAAATTGGTGCGACGGCGGCGGATACTGCTCTTTCTCTAAAAAAGGCCATTAACCTCGATGGGGTAGCCGGAACTGATTACTATACCGGAACCACGGCAAACGTGATTTTTTCCGCCACCGTGGCGACTACGGTCATTACAATTACCGACCGCATTCCCTGCCTGCGCCAGTCCGCTTACACGATTACAGAATCGGCGGCAAACTTTGCCATCCGCATTCCCATCGGCGGGTCGGACGGTATTTTGCTTTTTACCTTGGCCGCTGGCGTAACGTCCGCCGCCAATGTTCTTACGTTCTCTACGGAGGATCATCTAACCGCCACGCTGCCTGCTTTGATGCTTGGCACGTCCAAGCCCGTAAATGTGCAAGGTCGGCAAGCGATGCTCCGGCTATGGTCGGACAATGTAATAAGCTACCGCATCGAATCCAGCACCGATCAACTCAACTGGAACGTGACGAGCGAAGGAACCACGGCTCTTGTCGCTTCCACGCTTACGAACGTGGTTTTTGCCGAGTTGCATGAGTTCATCCGGCTGGTGATTACAGCAAACGCAAATACGGACGATACGATTTTTGATGCGCGGGTGATCTATTGATTTTTTGCCCGATGCGGTGCGAAAGTCAATCTAAGTGAATCTCAATCGCTTTGTTGATCCTAATTTCCATAGGAAGGGTTTGAAGCCAAAAGCCGCCTCTTACAATCGTTTCGGAGTCAGATTCAAGAACCATTGCTGGCCGTTTCGGAAAAACGCTCTTCCATACGGAATGGGATGAACCACTTCGCGCTCGGGGTGATAGGCGGCAATCATTGCCCGACGAGCTTCCTAGAATCCATGAGGCTTGCGCCCCTTTGCCTCTCAGTGTCCGCGTTACCGGATATGTCAGGAACTCACCAAAGGAAAAGCCCCGCGACTGGACGTGCAATACAGTGCGGGGCTTGTGGGTGCTTACACCCGAAGAAGTCTTTGGCTGATTTGCACGTCCGCCGCAGGTAGAAAACCACCGATCTGGGTTGGCCGCAAGCATTA